CAAATTTTAATAATGAATTTTTAGTTGTAGTTTTGCCGGTACCTGCAGAACCACAAATAAATACAGCTACTTTCATTATAATAATGGAAGCAGGAACAATTGCAGTTGTTGTTATTGTTGTGGTTGTTTTGTTTTATTTTTTTGCGAATGCACCTTCTGGTCCAACATCTCAAACTACTTTGCATTCTGCAATTGTTGATGCAAAAAAAGAAACAAATACAAATATAGTTCCAACCCTATCTTCTAATCAACCGGAAGGTATCACATTTTCCTATTCATGCTGGCTGAATATTCGCGATTTCACGTATAATTATGGTAAGGTGAAGACTGTATTTACCCGAGGCCCTTCCGATCTATCATCAGTATGTCCAGGCTTGTTCATTGATGGAACTACAAATACGCTAATGGTAAAACTTGATACATTTGGTAAGCAAGAAATTGTATCGGTTCCGAATATTCCTGCAAAGAAGTGGATACATTTTGTGCTGGCAGTTGATCAGGATTCGATGGATGTATACATTAACGGAACTCTGCACACGCATCACACGATTGTGCAGCTGCCTAGACAAAACACAGGTGCTGTTCGAATTGGATCATCTGGATCTGGATTCGATGGTTCTGTTGCGTCTTTGCAGTATTATAATTATTTCTTGCATCCTGCAGATATTCGTGGCATTATGAGTTCTCCCCCAAGCAAGGAAGATCCAGATGTACCAACATCTTCAAACATGCCGCCGTACTTTGCCACATCTTGGTGGCTTAAATCTAAATAAAGTATAATGTCGCAAATTCAAACTAAAGTTCTGAAACAAGGAACATCTTCAACCAAAGTTTTATCATGTTCATTTTTTACTATGCAAGATTCATACAAAAACTTTGAAAAATATCAATGTTATTTGAAAAAAATGTTGAAAGATTCAGCATTTTTAACAGATTTTGAAGTACGAATTTATACAGATGATACTGGATCAGATTTTGCATTACAAGCTGCAAAAAAATATCCGAATGTTTCAGTTATTCATTTTAATTGCCCTGAACTTCGAGAAGGATCCGGGCATATAGGTATGTTTGGTGCACTTGCTCGGTTTTTACCAATGTTTGAAAAAGGATTAGAATGTGTTTGGATAACAGATATAGATGTTCCTGCTGATTGGTTTCAACTACCCCTGAATAAAAATGTAGATGCTTTTTTGTCAACAATAGTTTGCTATAATCGGAAACCATATTCAAAAAAATATACATTGCTTGCAGGTCATAATATATATTGGTTTACCTTTCCTCAGCAACTCTTGACAAACTTTATCAATAAAGTTCTGGATGGCGGATATTCGTCTATGATAGAAACTTTAAACAATTTAAATAGCAGAAAGCCTGCATCAAAATTTCCATATGGTTTTGATGAAGTATTTATCAATGATCAAATTTATAATTATTTAGTTCGTCATGATAAAAAATTTATACTAAAAAAAATATTTCATGCTGAAGGATTTATTTCTTATTTGCCTGAAATGACAGCAGAAGATAAACAATATTTAAAAGAAAATTATAATAATCATTCTGCTGCAACACTGAAGAATGCAGTAAAAGTTTATAAAAAATATATTCCTTTCGTTCTGGAAAAATATCCTTGTTTGCAAGAATTATTGGATAATGTTTCAAAGTTTAAAGATAAATTGGAAACATATCAAGTATTACATGGCCATAATCTTTAGCGGCGACGTCCGCCCATCATTGGGACAGATCTACTACTGATAAAAAATGCATAAAATACGTAATAAAATCCTGGAAATATAAAACAAACTATTGCCCAACCCAGTGATTGATATTTATCATATGATAACTTTGCAGCTCCGATGCCCGGTATAAGAAATAAAAATATAACTACGAATATGATAAATCCAGTACTAAATCCTTGTAAGATTGAATTTGAAGTAGAGGAACTGGATGAACTTTGATTGGGCGAAACTAAATCTTTTAGTTGAACCATTTATATTAAATTAAGGTTAATTGCTGGGGATGGCGGATAAACTCGCTTGAGCAGCTGCGGCCTGCTGTGACTGTGCTTGCATTTGCGTTTTCATGTTATTGTAATCAGTTGTAAGCGCAGCTAAATCAGACGCTGTTTGTGTTTGCTGATCTTCCAAACTTTGCAGTGTCAAGTATTCTCTGACAATCACATCTTTGTGAGTCAAAACATATACAAGCAAAATAACTAAAATAAAAAGCACCACGTATAAAAAATGTTGTCGTTTCATTATATAATGAGCTCACAAGCAGCAAACGATAAAGCCGATTATCCATTCGATCCTGTGCGCGATATTGTTGATGCATCTGACCGAACTCGTCAAATCAAAGAAACACTTGTGTCCAATGAATACACGAATGCGCCGGCTGCTGCAAAAAAATATCCTGATCGTTTTTCTGCCGGTTACAGACTCGTATGGCAAACTGGAAAGTTCAAGTGTTGTTAAAATGAATTGAAACTTATACAATAACCAAGTTCTATATTTAATGTATAATCCTTACAATCCAAACAATTGTTTATTCAAAACAAAAGATATTCAGCAAATAGTAAATAATTCTGCTTTTACAGTTCGAAATAATCTCTTATTTCAAACTGCAATGGTTCATTCATCATATGTTCGGAGACAAGTATATACAACTCCTCAAGGACAAGTAACTCAACTCGTAAATCGTCCATCCGATTGCTTAGAACTATTTGATGAATCCTACGAACGTCTTGAACACTTGGGCGATTCAGTTCTTGGAAATATTGTTTCTTCATATTTATTCAAACGTTTCCCCCACGAAAATGAAGGTTTCTTAACTGATTTGAAAAAAGAATTAGTTTGCAATGAAACTTTGGGCAAATTGAGTTTAAAAATAAATTTAAATAAGTTCTTTATAATTTCTCGTCACAATGAAGAAGCGTGTAATGGTCGAGAAAATTTAAAGAAGTTAGGCGATATTTTGGAAGCATTCATTGGTGCGCTTTGGGTTGATACTGATCACAACTTTGCAATCTTGTATAAATTTGTCATTCATTTGATCGAATCACACATAAATATTCCACGAATTTTGTTGAATAATCGAAATTACAAGGAACAATTTCAGCGGCTGTACCAAGCAAAATATAAAACGACACCAACTTACAAAATGATTTCAAACAATAATTCTGAATTTGAAATGATTGTGGTAGATGAAAAGGAAACTATTTTGGGAAAAGGAATATCAGCAACTAAAAAACAAGCTGAACAACTTGCTGCAAAGATGGCGATGAAACATCCGGATTTTATTCTTCAGTTACAGAACGAGTAAACTGAAATTCTGTTGCAACTAATGACTTCTTTTTTTCTTGTACAATAAACTTCACACATTCCTCTGCAGTTTTTGGGCCGGGAGTTAAGAAGTATTTTTGAATTATAGTTGTCAAATCTTTTTGGCTCATAGACCAAGGTTTAGAATATTGTTCCGGCCGATTGATTCGAATCACGGACCCATCATCCGGTAGATCAAATTTATTAAATGCAGCAAATTCGGGTAGCTTTACTAGATCAGCCATTTCTAATTCAACACATTTGCGTTCTTCACGTAATTCTGCAACGGATTTATTTAATTCACGAAGCTGATCATCAACAGTTCTATATTTTTTAATAACTTTCTTTAATTCATCCATTATTTTATATTAAAAAAATATATTATAATCCAATCCGTTTTATAATGAATATTGAACATATTCGGAAAGTTTGGAACTCTGAACATCCAAATGATAAAATTCCAGAAGGTTCAGATGTTTGGAAAAGTATTAAGTCTAAGTTTAAAAAAACATGTAAGGAAGGACGTGCAGAATGTATCGTGGCTCATATGCTGACTAAGCCAGAAGCTCCTGAATCATGGGGCATTAATCCTGAAGAATGGTTATCTTCTGATGATATTGAAAATGTTCAAAAACAATATAAAAAATTATTTGACGATTATTATTATGTGGATACTGTTCCAATTGATTTTGATAAGAAGGAAAGTGGAAAATGTATTGTCAGCGCACTTTGCGATATTCAGTTGAGTATGCTGCAAAAGAAAGGGAAGAATCGGGTAGGAATTGTGTTTAATACGGATACAAGTACTGGCCCTGGCCAACATTGGATTGCATTATTTTGCGACATGCGGCCCAACTTAAAATTTCCTCAAATCACCTATTTTGATTCATATGGTGAAAAACCTGAGAAAGAAATTGTTGTACTCATGCAGAGATGGAATGATCAATTGATAGAAATGGGATTTCCTCAACCCAATTTACAGTACAATAAAACGCAAGATCAGTATCAGCATTCGGAATGTGGTATGTATTGTTTGTATTTTCATTATTGCTGTTTAATGGAAATTTCAATGGATAAACGTGTACCAGATGAATTTGTAAGAGGGTTACGTGGGAAGTTATTTAAAATTAAAAATAAGAAATAAGATAATGTATGTTTTACCAAATAGAAAATTATTTTCCGATTCTATTACTCGAATTTTTTTGAAGTATCGCGGAAAAGCTCCTCAGGATGATGAAGATAATCGTGAAGAATTAAGTCAAGGAAAAACTGGCAATAAGATTGAACTATTTGGTTATCAAAAAATTGTACGCGAATACTTAGCTACTGAAACACCTTATCGCGGTTTGCTTCTTTATCATGGCCTGGGTTCTGGTAAGACTTGTTCATCCATTGCGGTTGCAGAATCTGTTCTTTCAAACAGCAAAATTTACATTCTACTTCCTGCTTCACTTGATGATAACTACCGCAATGATATTAAGAAATGCGGTAATCCTATTTATGCATATGAGCAACACTGGGAAATCCGTGACTTAACCGAAGAAAGCAGAGTTCATGCAAATGAGCTTGGAATTCCCAATGAATTTCTCGATAGTCACTTGAAATACGCAGTAACTATTCCGAAGAAGGAACCTAACTTTTTGCATTTATCTGCAGAAGTAAAAAAGATAATTACGGAACAAATTGATGTAATGATCGATAAACGCTTTACATTTATTCACTACAATGGCATATCAAGTTCTAATATTGATAAAATTCTGCCGCCAGATGAACCGCAAATGTTTGATAATTCAGTTATTATTATTGATGAAGCTCACAACTTAATTGGCAATGTAGTGAATGATAGTGAGCACAAGAAAAATCTGTATGATAGACTTTATCATGCTAAAAATGCAAAAGTTGTATGCTTGTCTGGAACACCAGTTGTAAATAGACCAAATGAAATTGCTTATTTGATGAATTTACTCAAAGGGCCAATTGAGCGAATTACTGTTCCAACCAAGTCCGGAACTTGGGATGAATCTTTGATGACAACTTTCTTTCAAAAAGAAAAAGATGTTGATACAATTGAATATAACTCAGTCAAAAAACATATATTGCTTACTCGCAATCCTCCATTCTTTGAAAGTGTATACAGTGAAAAAGGTGAACGAATTGCAGTGAAATACAACAAAGAACTTCCTCAAGAACCCGATATTAAATTATGGGTAAATTCATGGAAATCTAAATTTTTAGATCAGTTTGCACTAGAATTGGATGAGGAAAAATTATTTGTCGAAGAGTTAGAATGTCTGCCAACCAAATATGATGATTTTATGAATACATTTGTTGATGGATTGACCATTAAAAATCCCATAATGTTTCAGCGGCGTATTGCTGGTTTGGTTTCATATTTCAAAGGTGCTGATGAACGAATGCTTCCCAAGCGGCTCGATGAAGACCAAACACTTCAAAAAATTCAAATGTCTTCCGATCAATTTGTGCGTTATTTGGATTCTCGTTGGATTGAAATTCAGCGGGAATCTAAATCTAAGTTTAAGTCAAGTTTGAATGAAAATATGAGCTCTTATCGTGCAGGAAGTCGACTGACATGCAACTATGCAATTCCACCTGAGCTTCGTCAACTTATTGATGCATCCGGCGAAGTAGATGAAGATAATCAAGCAGAAAAACCAGAAATTCTTGCAAGATTAGTTGCTGAACCTCAGAAGTATTTATCACCAGAAGGTTTGAAACATTATTCGCCAAAAATGGCTACAATCTTAGGAGAAATTAAAAAGAATATTGGCAATAAAAAAGGTTGGAATAGTCAGTTCGTATATTCACAGTATGAAAAGCTAGAAGGTTTGGGCATCTTTTCTGCAGTACTTACGGCAAATGGTTTCCAAGAATACAAAGTTGTAAAAACACCATCTGGTTGGATTGAATCGCCTGATATGAAACCTGATA